GCGAGAGGCTGCCATGCGATGCGATTACCTGATGGCGACACTTAACCCGGACGATCCGGGTCTGGATGTCTACAAGGAGTATATCAACTGTTCCCGGCCGCTTGATGAGTGGGCCGATGAGACACCGAAAGAAATCATAGAGGAATTGAAAGAAGAACCAAAACCCGGCTGGGTGCATTGGTTCTTTTCTTTTGCGCATAACCTGGGTCTTCCGGCGGAGAAGCTGCAGCAGATTATCCAAAATACGCCAGTAGGGACTAAAATTCACAAGAACAAGATTCTCGGCCTGCGCGGAAAGGCAACTGGCCTTATCTTCCCGAACTTTGACCGCAAAAAGCATGTAGTCACGGCGGCCTGGGTGAAGCAGCAGCTGGCCTCCGGCAAAATCAAGTTCAAGAAGTTTACGGCCGGTCTGGACACATCCTATTCCAGCAAGTCGCCGGATACCATCGCCATGCTATTCCAGGGCATCACGGAAGACCGTAAGCTCATCACCCTGTCCGAGAAGGTATATAGCAATGCGGACCTGTCCACTCCGCTGGCACCCAGTGACACAGCGGTGAAGTTTGTTGAGTTCCTGGAATGCTGCCGGAAGGACTGGGGATTTGCCAAGGATGTGTTTATAGACAGTGCCGACCAGGCAACCATCACGGAGCTGCGAAAGTACAAGCGGCTGCATGGCTGTCTGTATAACTTCTTTGATGCATACAAGAAACTGGAGATACTGGACCGTATTAAGCTGCAGCTTGGATGGATACAGCAGGGATGTTACCTGGTGGTGGATACCTGTGTGGAGCATCTGTCCGAGCTGGACCGGTATAGCTGGGATGAAGAGAAAGATAAACCCGAGGATCGGAATGACCATACGATTAATGCCAATCAGTATTCATGGATACCGTATCGGAACCTGATTGGATTTGAGGAGGCTGAGAAGAAATGAGGTGGACACAGAAATTGAATGACAATATAAAGCGGGGCATCCGTAGCTGGCTGAACATCACGCCGGCGAATCCCTACAGTATCCAGATAAACGAGGTGATGGACTTCGAGCTGAACGCCATCCGGAACCGCATCTGGTATCGGGGAGATAGCAGCGAGCTGGAACAGATGTACAGCCAGAACCCGGAGTGGGCGGACAAGTACAAGTTTTGGGCATCCAAGTGCACATCAGGCATGGAAATGCGTAAGATTCACACCGGGCTGCCTGGGCTTATCATCCGGATTCTGACGGCGATTGTCCTAGCGGACATGAACGACTTTGACTTCGAGAGTCCGGCTCAGGAGCAGCTTTGGAAGGAGATTGAGAAGGAGAACAAATTCCGCAAGGCGTTGGAAAAGAGCTTGAAAGAGGTACTGTATATTGGTGACGGCGCTTATAAGGTGACCATCGATACTGTTCTGAGTCAGTATCCAATCCTTGAGTGGTACCCAGGGGAGCGAATAGAAATCATTAAAGAGCGTGGGCGCCTGAAAGAAGTGGTCTTTAAAACACCGTATAATGTCCGGAGCCAGCAGTATATTTTGTACGAGCACTACGGTTACGGATATATCCGCAACGAGTTGTACAAGGGTGACACGCAAGTGGACATGGGCACTGTCGAGGCCACCAATGGGATTAAGGATACAGTCTTTGACAAGACAACCATCCTGGCTATTCCGCTGCAAATCTACGAGAGCACAAAGTATGAGGGCCGTGGCGGCTCTATTTTTGATGGAAAATTGGACAGCTTCGACGCCTTCGACGAGGCATGGTCCCAGTGGATGGATGCACTTCGGGCTGGCAGGGCAAAAACCTACATACCGGAGTGTCTGGTGCCGCATGACCCAGCGACCGGACAGATTTTAAAGCCGAATCCCTTTGACTGCCGGTTTTTCGCGTCATACAATGACATGTCGGAGAAGGCGGAGAACCGGATTAATACAGACCAGCCGTCCATCCCGCACGATAGCTATCTGGCCAGTTATGTGACGGCGCTTGACCTTTGTCTGCAAGGCGTCATCAGCCCGTCCACGCTTGGCATTGATGTGAAAAAGCTGGACAACGCCGAGGCGCAGCGGGAGAAGGAGAAAGCGACGCTCTACACCCGGAACGCCATCATCGAAGCCCTGCAAGAGACGCTGCCGGATGTGGTGGCTGCTTGCATCAATGCCTATCACATCTTGTTTAAACAGCCCATAGAAGAGATTAAGGTGGAGATTCCCTTCGGTGAGTACGCAAACCCCAGCTTTGAAAGTCAGGTGGAGACTCTTTCTAAGGCGCGGCCCGGCGCAAGCATCATGTCTATAGAAGCTCAGGTGGAGGAGATGTGGGGAGACAGCAAAGACGAGACGTGGAAGGCCGAAGAAGTGAAGCGATTAAAAGCGGAGCAAGGAATTGCAGAGGAAGAGGAGCCTGGAGTAAACTTGGCTGCCGGTAGTTTCCGCGTCAATATGGAGGGAGGAAAGGCAGATGAAGGTCAAGGTAATGAACCGGACGTACCAGATGGGCCGGGAGGAGTACCAGGGGCTCCTGCAGGTGGCGCGTGAGCAGGTGCCGTTCGGGATTTACGCGGTTGAGAAGCAGGGGTATGCGGAGCTGCGCTGTGATAAGTGTAGGAGCATAACCCAGCTTAAGGAGTTGACTCGGCAGTTTAAGGCCCGGGGGTACAGGGTGTACTCCAATAGGGGGATACATCTGGCGGAAGGTGGCTGCATGGCTGCGGAAGGGGCGCTGATGAGTGCGACATAATGAGTATGATGTAGGTGCTGCCTTCCAGGCCATTGAAAAGGAGCTCATGGCATCCATGATACGGAACATGGACCGGCACCGGGCAGAAGAGACCAAGGAAGGCATTGAGTGGTCCATGTGGCAGGCCGAACAGCTGAAAGCTTTGGAGAAGTATAAGCGGGAGAATCAGAAACGGTACAGCAAGCAGTTTAAGTCTATAAATGGGCAGATAGGAGAACTGCTCTACCAGTCGCGGCAGACCGGTAACATGCAGCAGGAAATCCAGATATTGAAAGCTATACAGAGGGGATACCGATTCCCAAACATGCCAAAGAAGTTGTTTGGCTTATTGGAAGAAATGGATGGAAAGACATTTCGGCAGAAGGCATCACTACTGGTTAAGCGTTGGAAGGGCAAAGAGGCTGCCCAAGCAACAGCAGAGTTTTTTAAACTTAATGACCGAAAGCTGGAAGTACTTATCAAAGCAACGACTCAAGACATGGAACGGGCAGAGACAGCGGTGCTTCGGATGGCCGACGACCAATACCGGAAAGCTATTTTTAATGCTCAGGTCTATGCCAATACCGGCGCCGGAACTTACGAGAAGGCCGTGGATATGGCCACCAAGGACATGCTTTCCCGGGGCCTGAACTGTGTGGAGTATGCCAACGGTGCCCGCCATACCCTGGCAGATTATGCCGACATGGCCATCCGGACGGCATCCAAGCGGGCTTACCTGCAGGGCGAGGGCGAGAAGCGGCAGGAATGGGGTATTGCGACCGTCATCATGGCGAAGCGCGGGAACCCATGCCCGAAGTGTCTACCATTTGTCGGCAAGGTGCTGATTGATGATGTGTGGTCAGGTGGAAAGAAATCTGATGGCCCATATCCGCTGATGAGTACGGCCATCGCGTCCGGCCTGTATCATCCCCGGTGCAAAGACAGCCACACAACCTATTTTCCAGGCATTTCCACGGCAGACGATACCTGGACAAAAGAGGAACTGGAGGCCATTGAAATGACTAACCAGCGGCAGGCAGAGAGACAGCATGCAGCACGGCAGGTGGAAAGATTCGGGAGGCTGGCAGAGTTTTCTCTACATCCGGAAAATAAAAAGAAATATCAGCAAAAGAAAAACGAGTGGAAACAAAGACTTGCACAGTATAGGCAAGCTGATATAATGAAAACAGAAGGTTGGACAGATGAGGCAATAGAAAGGCGTAGACTGGATGAAGCTGCGATTGCTGGGCATAAAAGCGAATATGCCATATTGTATGATGAACGAGGGAATAAATTATTTAAAAAGCATGGTGGTCAGCATGAAGTCATTTACACCGATGATGAATGGGCGCTTATGAAAAATGGAGTCTCAACACATAATCATCCATTGGGAGCAACCTTTTCTCCTGATGACATCTGTGTTTTGAAAGAGAGCGGACTAAAAGAAATAAGAGCCGTTGGGAGAGACGGTGTGTTTGTTTTGAAACAGCCAGATATATGGCCAGATGAATTATCTTCCCCGGATAAAATATTTGCTGCCTACGATACTATACAAAAAGAGTTGGAGCCTGAATTTATACAGGCTTATATGGATGGGAGGATCACAGACGAACATGAATATTCAATTTTATATCAGGCGCGGATTCTTGAAGAACTCACAGATAAATATCAGTTAAATTATTTTGTGGAAAAGAGGTAAAAGGATGTCAGATAAAAAAAACAGGGTTAACGTTAGAGACATAGATCGTCCAATAAGCGAGTATCCAAAGGGAACGGAGATTGTACATACCGACAATGCATTTATTCCTTTGCCTACGAAAGAGGAGATGGAAATGTTTTTAAAAAAGAAAGGCGATACCACCAGTCTATAAGAGGCCGGTGGTATTTTTATGCTGTTGCGATATCGCAATGAATAGGAGGTGATCCGATTATCTCCCTTTGAGGCGCAGGGTTATGCGTCTTATTTTTATTGTCCAAACACGACAGGACGCCATAAAAGGTGCGTGGCCGGTGACACCGATGACAATGGATAGTAATGCAGAGTGACACTCTCAAAATGGAAGGAGTACATGATAATGAGAAAGAGATTTTCGATGAACTTACAGTTATTCGCAGAGCCTGGAACCGGAGCGACAGAACCACCAGCAGGAGGACAGGGACAGCAGACACC